GATCTATTTTTTATTTCTTCTCTTTCTGCACCTTTAAATACATACTTGCCAATCAATCTTTGTGCTACGTTTCCTGATACTGAACCATAGCCTAGCTTAAAATTTTTCTTATCAGCTCTTCTACGTTTCTGATCTCGAACAAAGTAATCAACAATCCACATACCAATAGGTTTCATCTTACTTAATTGAGTGAAGCTGAAGTGATCTTGACCTAAACCACCATTTGTTTTTTCGTATAGTTTTTTTAAATCCATTGTTTTCTTTCTATATATACCTAGTTTTCCACTATGTCTATACCTTATTTTTCTTGACTGGGGATAACTGAATTGGTAATGGTAGTCATCAACAGAAAGGAATTATGAAACTTCAAGATTACATTAAGAAAAATAAACTTAGCTACTCAGAGATAGCTAGGCAATGTAAGATACACAATATAAACCCCTCGACAAATATGTGGCGGTATTCAAAGGGTCAAAGAATACCTCGTAAAGAAGAGATGAAGAAGATTTACTTTGGTACAAATAAACAAGTACAACCCAATGACTTCTATGACTTCGTTGAATAAAGATAAGAGAGTAAAAGTTTCTTGGATTGATATTGTATCTAATCCTGAATGGGTCGATAGCGAGAAGGTCAAAAAGCAAAGCTATTCTAAATGTGAAAGTATTGGTTATCTTTTACATAAAGATAAAGACAAAGTTATTATTTATCCTTGTCATTCTTTTGATGAAGATGGTGAGATGGAAATAGGAAACTATACGATTTTTCCAAGATGTGTTGTTAAAAAGATTGAGGTTATAAAGTGAATATATTAGAGGGTAGAAAAAGAAAATTAGTTGTTATTAGTTTAGGAGCTGGTGTTCAAAGTTCTACGATGGCTTTGATGGCGGGAGATGGTACTTTACCCAAAGTTGATTGTGCGATTTTTGCAGACACAGGTTATGAACCTAAGTCTGTTTACAATTATCTAGATTATTTAAAAGATGTACTTCCTTTTCCTGTTCACGTTGTAAACAATGGTAATATTAAAGTAGATTTAAAAAGTTATATAAATCATAATCAAAGAATGCCTACTGCACCTTTTTTTACAAAGAATGCAGACACTGGTAAAAAGGGTATGCTTCGTAGACAATGTACAAACGATTATAAAATTGTCCCTATAAGAAAAAAAATTAGACAATTATGTGGTGTTGGATATAAAAAACATTTTCCTAAAGATCAGTATGTTGAGCAATGGATAGGTATTTCTACTGATGAAATCATGAGAATGAAACCTTCAAGAGATAAATATATACTTAATAGACATCCATTAATTGAAGCTAAATTAAGTCGTCAAGATTGTATTAATTGGTTAAAAGAAAAAAAAGTTTTGATGCCACCAAAATCAGCTTGTGTTTTCTGTCCTTATCACAGTGATAATTTTTGGATTAATATGAAAGAAAAAAATCCTCAAGAATTTAATGAAGCTGTTGAAGTTGATAAGTTTATTAGAAAAGGTAATGATAAATTAACTGATGAGTTATATTTACATAGATCGTGTGTCCCGTTAGATAAAGTAATTTTTAAAAAAAAGGATAAATCTAAAGAAGTTGATATGTTTAATAATGCTTGTGAGGGTTTATGTGGAGTCTAATACGAGGTAATAAAATGAGGATAATTACTACTATATTTGTGGCAGTGATGCTTACCCATTGTAGTAAGATAGAGATAGGTGATTGGACTTACGATCCTAAAACTGCAATGATGAGATTAACCTTTGGGGTATCTAAGTGATGACCTATGAAGGTATCTTTGATGATATAAAATTACATGATGAGATTAAAAAATTAAAGCAACTGATAAAAGAAAAAAACAGCTACATAAGATTACAAGACAAAGAAATAGATACACTGAAGGGACAGATTGATCTTAAAGATTTAGAGATTGAGATGTTAAAAAAAAATAAATGAAAGTATTAGTAGCTTGTGAATATTCAGGTATTGTAAGAAATGCCTTTGCTGCTAAAGGTCATGATGCTTGGTCCTGCGATATACTACCTACTGAAAGTCCAGGTAATCATTATCAAGGGGATGTATTAGAACATTTAGATAAAGGTTGGGATCTTATGATAGCTCACCCACCTTGCACATATTTATCTAATGCTGGTGCTAGATTCTTATATCCAAAAGGTAAGTTAAATAAAGGTAGATATAAGTTGGGACTTAAAGCTAAAGAATTTTTTATGGCTTTGTACAATGCACCAATAGATAAGATATGCGTAGAAAATCCTATATCAAGTAAAATCTATCAAATGCCAAAACATACACAAACAATTCAACCTTATGAATATGGTCATCCTTATAGTAAAAATACAAGATTATGGTTAAAAAATTTACCTAAATTAATTCCTACAAATAACTTAAAAAAATTCAAACCATACTTACCTTCTAATACTGGCGGAAAAAAAAAGGGACAAAAGTTTAGTAATGGAGTTGTTCATAATTGGAAAGATGCTTCAAAAACTTTTGATGGTATTGCAGCTGCTATGGCAAATCAATGGAATATAGAATCTACAAAAAAAGCTGGTAATTGGTTTAATAAAGGTGGGAAAGATAGACAAAAAAACAGATCAAAACTATTTGATGGAATAGCAGATGCTATGGCAGATCAATGGGGTAATGATGGCTAGGTGGACTTACGCATTTAGTAATGGCAGCTATAACGATTGGCACAGGCAATATGAAGGCATAGCTATGATAGATGTGGATAGTATTGAGTGCTGTCCTGATTGCTACGAACCTCTTGCTATACTTGAGACTTGCTACGATAAAGGTCAGAAATACAAAGCTACAACTCTAGTAAAGACCCTCTCAGACCGCCTTAGAGTACCTAGTTTTTTAGTTTTCTATAAGAAGGTAGGTCAGGGTAGCCTAGCTTTCAGAATTAAGCGTCTGCACGTTCCTAATGCTGATTATGAGTATATGAATGAAGATGAATGGGTGCGTGAGCTATACCAATTACAAGAGGATCATAAGGACTGTTGTAAATATGCAACACCCCACATATAGCCTATGGATCGTAAGTACACACCACATATACGCATACCCTTTTCTATCTTTGCTAATCCTAAATATAAACAAATTCCTGACACATTTAAGCCACATTGTTTATTGCTGCTCATGTGCTTGTTAAAGTTTGTCAATAATAAGACAGGCAAATGCTATCCAAGACGTGAGACTATTGGTGAGATGTCAGGGTTATCTTATAGCACCATATATAGAGCTACAATTCATTTAAAAAACGCCAAGATTATACAGATTAAGAGATTTCCTTCAACACTTTTATACACAATAGACCCTGATTTTATCTATGGTGTTCGGTCTAATAGAAATGAGAGTGGTCTGTCTGACCGATCTGATATGTCTGCTGGACAGGTATTAATAGAACATAACACTATAGAACTATCTTTTATAACTAAGATAGTAAAGAGAGTAGTAGAAGAAGGTGGAGATCAATCTAAAATAATTAGTACACTAGCTACCCTACCTGCCGATACTTTAAGAAAAGCCATTAAAGAGAAAGACAATATATTCTATGCGAAGTTGGCATTAGAGGAAAATTTAAGAATGAATACGAAGCTCGTAGAAATACCCAAAGGTATTGTTGATAATGTAAGAAAAAAAACTAATTACTTCTATAAAAAGAAGGTACACGAAAACAAGGAAAAGCATGGTAGGGAGACCAAGACAAAAAGTTTTCTGTCAAGGAATAACAAAGACTCATAAACGACCTTGTCAGATGAAGGGTTATCCCCTTGCTAATGGAACATATAAGTGTAAATATCATGGGTTCAATAATATATTAGGTTTTAGGAAACCAAACTACAATGACGAAACAAGGATCAGACAGCTCAAAGGACTTTACCAATTCAGAAACAAAACCTATGAAGAAGTCAGTCAATACTATTACGACAAAGTCAAACCAAGAATTAGAAATAATGAAAAGTCTAGATACTATCGAAAGCAATCTTATCGAAGGCTTAACCTTAACAGAAATACTAAAGGACAAGAAGCTCAACCCCTCACGTATCAGCTTGATGAAGTTTTACGCTATCTTAAAAAAAAATCCCGACCTAAATAGTAGGGTATCAGATGCTAGAAAAATAGGTATTCAAACTTTGATTGATAAGTTGCTGCAAGTCTTTAATCATCAAGAAGTAGAGAACCCAAACCAAATATTATGGATAAGAGAAAAAACTAGGTTCATTCAGTATCTTGCCGGTAAGCTCACAGATTTATATTCAGATAACAAACCTATAAAACAGAATATAGATCAACGAATGACTATAACGTGGGAGGATAGTCCTGATCTCATTGATGTAGGAGCAACTGATGTTACCCCTACACCACCAAAGGATTAGGTTGATCTTTTAATCATAACATCAACACCAATGTTATGTAATAATTCGTCTTTAAATTCCTTAATAGATTTTCTTAATTGTTTTTCATCTTTTATGTGATCCAATTCATGAACACGATCAGCAACATAAAAAATACATATTCTATCGTCAGGCTTGTATTCTTGTTTTTTCTTTTTCATTTGCTTCCCTTCGTTTGTTTTTATAATGAGTATATATAACACCTTGTACACTCAATATATTTAGTATTGTTAGCTTGGCTAACTCCTCTAAATTCTTAGTCCCAACCTTTTGAACGTCTGTATTTTTTCCAATAGTCATTTTTCTTTTTATCCTTCCATAGCTGCCAACCCATGACAACAACATAAACAATAATTAATAATATTAATTGCTTTTCACTACTCATCTAATAACTCCTTTACCTCTATAACTTCAGTATAACCATGCTTACCAATATTCCAATCATTAAAACCAGCTATTGATATTTCTTTGTAAGCAATTTTTTCAGCTTCCTCTTTTGATTTAGCTTCTATGTATGTATCGTATGTACATTCCTCCCAAGCATGAACCCTATATTTTTTTAGTTTCTCGCTACTCATTTTTCCCCTTTTCTTTATTGTTTTTCTCATCTATGAACTTCATAACGTGTGAACCTAAACGTATGCTGTACTTAAATGGGTTCATAGCTGACCAATTATCTTGTGGATCGTTGTTAGATAAATCAACTCCTCCTTGATTAAACGTCTTACATTTTTTATTCTTCATGTAGTCAATGAACCATTGAGATAGTTTATTTGTCATTTTTTCCCCTTGTTAGTTGTTTCTTGTATTTTTTAAAGAGTTCAATCGCTTGTTGTTTACTATAAAAATAGTATACTTTTGTTTCCAAATATCCATTGATTGTTTCTGATATTCTCCAAGCTCCTTCATTGTTTCTGTCTATAATCATATTATCCCCTTTTTTAATTTTATATTAATTATATTTACCAAATTGTCAATAGTATTATGCAACATCTTTCTTATAAAGTCTTTCATCATGGCTATATTGATAAGCCAATTCTTGAACATTATAATCAAGATAAATGGCTTGACCCGTACAAGTACGACCCCACCAAGTACCAAGATCAGTTTCTAAAATTGGTTCATCTTGGTTCTTCATTTGATCAATAAACCAATCTGAGCAAAGCCAATATTCAAAGATTTCTTGTACATCTTCTCCATTGTCCCTTATTTCTTGTATTTCTTCTTCAGTTGTTACATCATATTCAGATTTTATAGTTTCATCTGATTTAAAGAAGTTTATATGATCTTCTAGTGATATAATCTCTTTAGAGATCAACTCACTTACAAGATAAGATTGATTATAGATAATATGATTATCAATAAACTTTCTTGTTATGTCTTGCATTGTTCCGCTTTCAATATCATTAAAAGCTATTTTATTTTTACTCATTGTTTCCCCTTTGTTGTTTTTGTTGTCATAGCCATATTGGTAAACTAATAAATATAAACTACAAGTATATAAGTGTTCAAAATGGGTCAAAATATTGCAGCAGTGTGATATAAGTTTAGATCTGTGGTATTTATGCAACAGTATGAGATACATTTATAATATTAAAGATGAGCAAGGCAACAAGGAAACATTACAAGCCATGAGTTATAAAAAACTATTAAAACAATTAAATAACAAATTCAAAGAAGGTGAAGTCATACAAGTTAAATACAAAAATAAAAAATGTCATGACTTGTTAAAGTATATTAAGATTGAGAAGGTTGAATAGTTGCAATTTTTATATCAACGGCAACGTTGCAATCTTACGTGATATGAGTATCGGACACAATTAGAACACAATCAGCTTAAAAATAATGTTCCGATAAGTGATTGTTATCGGTAATCATAAATTATCAATAGTAATATTGACAAGATGTTGCCATATTTTACAAATGCTAGACCCCCCCTATACCGCTGTATTGCGTGTATATTTTATATATATATATACATGGGACTCGAGGACACCCTTACAG